CAGCATCTTTTCAAATGCTTCCCGGTAAGCGTAACCTCTCTGCTGCTTCTGCGGATTTCCGTTCCGGTAGATCAACCATGTTGCCCAATCAGCGAGATAACGGTGAGTCCACTCCGGCACGTTCGGCACATCTGTGTCCGCAGAGAGCGGAGGATAACTTTCGCTTCCGGTCATAACGTGCTGATGATCCCACACGACCACAAGCCTGTCATAGCCTTCGTTGATGTAGTCAACGAGGTGGGGCGTGAAGTCACCAAGATCGTCCGCATCGTTGTTCGTTTGGAACATCACCTGTTCCTCAATCAGCTTTAGGGTCATGGTTCTTCACCTCACAGGTCAGGATACTTTTCCTTCATCACGACAAATACATGAACCGGGATGTCCACCCGTTCTCCACGGTGGATACGCCAGCGTTCCGGTTCGCCGTTCTCGTTGGCAATCGTAACGTGTTCGTACTGATCAACGGCAACGCTGCCGTCCTCTTCGATCCGGGGCAGATAAATCTGCACGGTAGGCTCATTGCTGACCTTCTCTTCCTTCGTCACAACGAAAGTCAGATTATCTTCCAGGATCTGCGCTTCGGGGTTCTTTGCTTTCGTAGCCATAAATAGGCTCCTTTCTTTTTGTCCTTGAAATACATGAAGAACGCAAGCCGTGAATTGATCATCACGCTCACTCTCCGTTAAGTGGTTTCAGCGTCAGAGCTTCCACCGACTTCGTACCATTCCGGTTCTTCCTCTTCGTAGAGGTACGCCTTGCCGGTATCCACCGCCACGAACGTGCTTCCCGTTGCCATACCGGCGAAGGAAGGCTTACTGTCCGTAGACTTGCCGTAGGCTTCCACCATCGTGGAGCCGTCATCAAGAACGGTCTTGATCATTCGTACTGCCATTGAAATCATCTCCTTGTAAAAAAAGTGGGACCGCCCGGTCTATGAGCGGTCCCTTGAAAGGGGGATTGAAGTGGGGAGCCAGCGGAGGTAGACCGGCTCCCCGGAAAACTTCTTACGCAGATACGCCGTGTTCGCAACGGCAGATGAAGTCATCCTGGATAACGGCGCAGCAGAAGTGCGGAACCTTCCAACCAATCGATCCACGCTGGTTGAGGGGGTCTTCCGTACCGGAACTGCCCAGGGGCTTCACGATGACTTCGATGTTGGGCTTGCCCTTGCCGCCCAGCTTCACCATGCCGAAGGCGTGTTCGCCGTAGATGATGGAAGCATGGACTTCAGCATTGGTGTTGCCACCGCCGGTGGGAACGATCTTCAGACTATTGGTGTAAGTCCAGTTGGTGGTCACGGAAGCAGCCGGGACCCAACGGAACACGATCTTGGTCTGATTCGCCGTGCCGGAGGGATAAATGCGCTCGATGCACATCAGGGTGTTGTAGCTGGAAGAATACTGCACATACACCAGCTTGCCGGTCAGTTCACGGGCCACATCCTGGGTCATGGTCGCAGAAATGGTCATCGTCCGGGTTGTGGCATCGAACTCAGCACCGGAAAGGTTGGCGGCAGCCAGCTCGCTCGTGGTTCCGTACAGATAGGTCTGATTCTTGAAGATCTTCGCATTGTCAACCTCGAAGAACTTGACCTTGTAGACAGTACCCAGCTCAAACTTCTGAACACGGGAGTCATCCTGATAGGTGGCAACATCGATCCAATGACCGGTGTCAGCGCACAGATCATAGTAGGTGTCGTGGCTGATCTTGCCGTGGAAGAAGCCATCCGGGAACGGCTGCGCTCCGGCTTTCTTCAGATTCCGCACAACCTTCTTGATCATCGCATAGGTCAGGATGTTGGAAGCGGTGATGCTGGAACGGGCGGTGATTCCGCTGGGATACATGACATTCAGACCGGCACAGATGGCATCACGGCCCACGGTGTCGATAGACAGGGCAGCCTGACGGGTCAGACGGTCAGCCATCGCATCGGTCTTCTTGTCAACGTGGAACAGATCGAGTTCGTCCGTGTAGGACATCCAGCCACCGTAGGGCTTGGTCATCACATCGAACGCCGTCTCGGTCAGGCTCTGACCATCAGGGGTCACGCCTTCAGCCAGCGGTACGGTGATTGCCGGGAGTTCGGTATAACGCCACATCCGAACGTGCTTGCCGTTGTTCTTCGGCTGCTCGATCATGTCGGCATCATTCAGATAACCCAGGTTGGGTTCCACGTTCTCCAGGGCTTTGCGCTGGATATAAGTCTCAACGAGAGACGGGGCAATACCGGAATTGTAGGAATAATTCGTATTCGCATTAGGCATAGGTTACACGCTCCTTATTTTTGTCGTATAACCGCTCCTCCCTGTACTCGTTTTACGAATGCAGCAAACTGTTCCTTGCTCATGTCCATAATCGCATTCGCTTGCTGGTCGTTTGTTGCTCCGTTTGCAGAGCGCATGGGAGCTGGCGGTTTCGACTTCTTCGGTTTGCTGCCCATTTCCTCGGCAACATCGTAGAAGTCAATCTCCCCGGAAACCACTCTCTTCTTGATGTCCGGGTTACTGTTGAACTCCGCAATGACATCAACGCCGGTACGACCCTTGATTGCGTCAGCCTGATGCTTCAGCATATCAATCCTCGCCTGTGTGACGGCATCGTTTACGGCATTGTCATTGCTCTGTTTTGGAGCGAACTGACCGTTGGCGTTCCTCGGCTGGCTCTGATCGGTATCATTGGTCTGAACAGGGAGTCCCTGTTTCAGCCGGAGATATTCTCTTGCGGTTTCAAGGCTTTTGAATTCGCCACTCCGCACCAGCTCTTTTGCGTCCTCGTTCAGCAAACGCTCCATGATGGGAGCCATCCTCGCATCGAACTCAGCCCTCAACCGGGCTTCCGTCTCTGCCGTGGCTCTCGCTACTGCCTTCTCAACCCTCTGCTTCACATAGCCGGGTTCCCTGGCCGGGGGAGTTTCCGTCTCTGCTTCGGTGGGTTGATCTTCGGCAGCCTGTTCGGTTTCGGCGGTTTCATTCACCGCTTCCTCCAAACTCAGTTCGGACTCATCCGTCTCCTCAACAAGACCGTCAGGAAGCTGATCCGCTTCGGCAACCTCGTTGATGTTCTCGACAGTAGACTCCATGTTTTCCATTGAGAAACTCCTTTCATCCGTCTGTAAATCGCAGAACGGAAGTCAAATTTGAAAAACCCCACAAATCATGGGGTTCTTAACGGGGATTAAGTGGGGAGAGCCATTCCGGTCTGCTGACCGAAGTTGTTCTCAGATGCTCCGACTATTGCGCTCTCGCTCGGTTTCTCCGGGTTCGGCGGTCTGCCGGAACGTGCCTGTACCGTTTGGAAGGCGTTGCCCATCTGCTGGACTTGTCTGCGGAGGTTCTGATTCTCCTGTCCGGTCTGTTCCAACTGCGCTGCCATCTGCTCTACTTGCTGCTTCAAGGCTTCCATCTGCTGCTGGTAGGCTTCGTTGTTCTTCACAATCGGAAGCAGACGGTCTTTGCCGTCCAGGTTCAGCATCTGAAGCAGAGAAGACAACGGGAAGAACTGCTGGGCTTGAGCAGCCATCGTGTAGGCTTCCATGAACATCTGATTCTGATTCGCAATCCGCTGGGGATCACGGGAGGAAATCTCGATCTGCACGGTGTACGGAGGAGGATTCACCGCTCCCTTCGACTTCTTGCCGAAGAGCGTCTTCGTGTCCACCTTCAGTACCCGGCGTTCACCGGTACGCCCCGTGATCATCATCGTGCGGTCATCGTCATAGAACTGACTCATCAGCCAAATGATCTGCTCGACCATGTCCTTGAAGAAGTACTTGATCTGCTCTGTCCGCATGGAGGAAATCTTACCGCCAGCCTGGATCAGAGAGTTGATAGCTTTGCCGGACACGATACCGCCCGTAGTCTCGCCACGGGTGAACTGATTCGCGCCAGAGTCCTGTTTCAAGTCGGTCTGGAGCTGGAGCATCATCTGGTTGATCATGGAGTTGAACGGCTGGTTCTGTAACCACATGATGTTCTCAGGCGTGATGTTGTCACCCTCGACAATGTCGTTCTCCCAATCGGCAAGCGTCTCAGCGTCAATACCGCTCTGCTTGCGGATCAGAAGCCGACCCTTTGAAGACATCCGAAGGTTCATGTCGATGTAGGCAGCATACCGGTTGATATACCGCATCATCGGAGCAAGCTGGGTCACAAGGCCTTCACCGCAGATACTGCCCTCAATCGTGTCGCACGGCAGAATGGAGAACGGATACATACCGTGGTTGTACACGTTCTTCTCCACCGTCAGCAGAGCGTTACCGGCAGCGTAGGCAACATGAATCGCATACCGCCGGGTCTTCGCATCGTACTCACGCCACCAATACTCGATCAGCAAGGCACGGTCTTCATCACCGTAGCCTTCAGCGTCCTCCTGTGCGGTGGTCATGCCAACGTTGTTGTGCGAACCCCTCTCAGACCCAACATACTTCCCGTTCTCCGGGAAATGCGACCGGAACCATGAAAGCGGATGCCAGCTGAGTTTCATCACCGCTCGGCAATCCTGTAGGTTCTCTGCCGTGGGGTCCCAAAGGAACGCTTCGATGGGCCAGCGGATCAACGCAATCTCGCCCTTGCCGTAGTTCATGTCCGGGTCCCACGCCGTCTGAAGCACCATCGTGCCGGGACCGTAGAAGTCCTCGCACAGGCGGTAGTGCGTTTTCTCAAAGTCGTTCGCACAGTAGATAACGTAGTGAACCATGTCCTGGATATCATCGGCAGCGTCTTGCATATCGATGGTTTCCGGCAGACACTTCGCTTCCGGCATGGAGAGCATCTGATCGGCAATCACGTTGTTGATCGTACTCTTCAGCGTCTGAAGCTGGAGGGTTTCCTTTCCGGCTTCCTGTTTCTTCCTCCAGGAGTCCTGATTCGGATCTCGCATATGGAGGATCTCCCGTGCTTCCTTGGCAGCGTCATGATACTGCTCGTTCTGACGCTGGAAGATGTCAAGCCGGTCGTAGATCGTCTCAAGCAGTTCCTTCTCTTCCTCGTCAAGCGGCTGCTCGTCAAGGAACACCTCTGCCTGGAGTTCTTTCTCCTTGGTGGTCATCAAATCACCTCGCTCATGTTAAGCGGATCGAACGGCTTGTAGAGAACAGGAGGTTTCTTGACCGGCACGACCGGGTGATCCATGCAGACATACCGAAGCATATCGTAGGCATGGTCTTCAGCGTCCGAATCCACATCCTCCGGTTTCTTCTGCGAGTACGGCAGAGTAGGAACCGTCCGAATGAATTCCTTGCAAGAGCTGAACACCTGGAGTCTCGGCATCCCTGTTTCGTCAAACCGAAGCCGTTCATGCACTTGCATCTTTCCGGCAATCCGTGCGTGATCGCCCTTGTAGAAAACAACACCCCTGTGTCTGCCCATGAACCCCGGAGCCATCTGATCGGCTACGGAGTCTCCCCGGCTCTTGTCGAAGATTGCCGGGTCGGCAGTTCGTATCACAGAGATGTTGTTGTGGATCTCGTATTCTTCCCGTTCAAGGATACCGTCTGCAATCTGAACAGGGGTCAGTTCAATGCCGACATTCGCCTGTCTCGGTTTGCATCCGTACCACTCACGGTACATGATGAGTACACCGCCCGGACTCATGGCGAACCAACCGCATGAGAACGGCTTGGAATACCCGTGGTCAAAGCCGAAGTACCGGGGCCAATCGTATGGAATGTCGAACGGCTCGATAACGTGCGTCCATAGCCGATCCTTGTAGTGAGAAGGATCGTCCGTCCATTCCTTGAACACCTGGCCCTCAAAGGAATCCCAATCACCGTTCAGCAGAGCAGCACGGAGTGCCGGTGGCTTCTGCTCCAGCTCAAAGATGTAGTCATCCGTGATGAACGGGTTCTCCATCGCAAGAGCCGGTATGTACTGCGTTCGGATCACCTTGGACTTGTGAAGGGTTTCGGAGAACACCTTCTGTTCAAGAATCTCCATGTACGGTCCGGCATCCACGAACATCTTCTTGACCCAGCCGTGTCCGATGTTGCCGGGGTTGCTTGCAGACCGAACAATCGGAACAACGCCCAGGGACTTCTTCGCACGAAGACGGGTTTTGATGAAGTCATATACCACCTGTTCAAACGAGGTCAGTTCGTCAAAGTAGAGGAACTGAATCTCAATACCGGAGTACTTGAACCGGTCGGCTTCCGATTCGCAATGGCGAAACAGAATCTTCGACCCGTTCTTCAGTTTGAACTCATGCCGTCCGGCGTTGTAAACCGCAAGTGATTCCGGGTAGGATGCCTGTGCTTCCTTGATGTCCGTGTCCTCAAGTTCCTGATACGTTCGCCGGAAAATACAGGCGGTCGTGTTGGGCCACTTCAGACACCGGAACAAAGCGTCCATAATGAGGGCCTTGGTCTTCCCTCCACCGGCAGCACCGCCGAACAGGATCTCATTCGCCGGGGAAGCGTGGAAGATCTTCTGCTTCGGCGTTGGCTGGTAATCAATCGTCACGGTAGCCAATCAAGCCACCTCATTCCTCCAGCTTTTCCGGTTCTCCCGGCGTTCCAAGCTCCGGCATCCCCTCAAACTTCACCGTGATCGTCTTCTCGTCATCACCGAACACACGACCCTTGGCAAAGTTCACTACATCGTTCGCAGCCTTGTTCTCCAGCCACGGCTCACCGGAACGTACTTGCTTCCGAAGCTTCCGAAGTCCCTCAGTCATCAGCTTCCGACCAAGCTTCCCCATGTACTCCATCCACATCTTGTTGTAGTCAGGATTCTGCCGCCAGCGAGATAACTTGTGAGTGTAAGTACTGTAGTGAGGACCAC